TTTTTCCCAACCACCTATTTTTTCTGGTCTGCCTTTTCTAAATCTAATTTTATCAGCATCAAACCAACCATTTTCATTAGAATAATTAGTTCCTTCTTTATTTATTCCGGGTTTAAATTTAAACTTTGCAAACGGCATAGTTATACCTCATGCCATTCTTTGCCTTCAAATAATAAGGCTTCTGCTTCTCTTCTTCTTATTAAACCTTGCAATACTTTACCACCTGCTTTATTCCATCTTTTTATTTGTGCAGGTACTCCATCATAATCTTTATTATTTAATACTTTTAACAAAGTAGAGTTTTTTAAATTAGTTGGTCCAAGATTAAATGTCCATGATATAAGAGCATCAAATTGATTTTGTTTTAAATCTACTTTTACTAAATTATTTACAGCTTCTTCAAATACATCAACATCTTCAAGTAGTAACATATCTGCTCTTTCTTGTGATATTTTCATACCTTCCTCTACATTATTAGTACTTCCATATCCTATAGTCCATACACCTGCTGCACATTTATACGCTTCAAGTTTACAACCTTCAAATTTTTTAATTAAGGATAAACCTTCTTGTGATATTTCCATACTATTCTCCTTTGTCGTTGGTGTGAGATGCTCCGAAATAAAACGAAATAATGGCACTTGCAAGTCCTCCTAAATAACCTAGCACTAAATTAATTAATGCTTCTGAATTTTGTTCTGGTGGTTGTAGCGTTACTAAAAATATATAACCAAGAAATCCACCTATAGTAAATAAACCTATAATTCTAGCTGTCCAATCTTTGCTAAACATACCTCTAGCATTTTGTTTATCTGCTACTTCTAACTTAAATACATCAACATCAAGTTCTTTCATTTGCACTTCAAACTCTTGTTCTGCTTTTTTAAGTTCTAACATTTGTTCTGGTGTAGCATTTTGAATTGCTTGTTGTATAGATTTTTGGTCATTAGATACGCCTAATACCTCAGCTATTTTACCCATAGCCATTCCGCCTAAAGGACCACTAATTGCTGTACCTAATGTTGGTGCAACTGCACCTACTATATTTTTTAATAAACCTTTCATAAAACTCCTAATATACTGTATATATGTTAATTGGTTTTTCTTTACCTTTTACATAAATACTTTTTAATTCTTTTAATGTTATTGTATCAATAAAGTTTTTAACATTAATAGTGTTATATCCTATAACAATATCTTCTCCAACCTCTTTAGTAGAACTTTCTAACCTAGCAGCAAGGTTGACTGCATCTCCTATAGCCGAATAATCAAACCTTGTATTACTACCCATGTTTCCTATTACAGCTTCACCAGTATTAATTCCTATTCCTATATCAATACCTAAATTTGCTTTTTGCATTTCTTCTTTTATTTCTATAGCACATAACACAGCAGATGTTTCGTGATTTGGTAAATCTATTGGTGCATTAAATATTGCCATCATCGCATCTCCAATATACTTATCTACCATACCACCATATTTTTTAACTGCATCAGCTTGTATAGTTAAAGCTTTATTCATAATTTCTGTAACTTTTTCTGGCTCTAACTTTTCTGATAAACTTGTAAAACCTCTTACATCTGTAAAAAGAAAAGTACAATACTTTCTTTCTCCACCTAGTTTTAATAATTTTGGATTATCTTGTAATTGTTTTACTTGTCTTGGGTCTAAGTAATGTTCAAATTGTTTTTTAATTTGTTGTCTTAATTTATATTGTTCTCTAAATCTTAAATAAAAAGCTATGCTACCTGTTATAAATTGAGATATTAAACTCCAAGTAACATCTATTAATAAACCTTTTTGTATAAAGTAATATCCAATACTACCTGTAATAAACATAGATAATAAACTTAATAATATTCCCCATGTTATTCCAAAATAAAAAAGCACAAACCAAACAATAAGAACACTTACTATAAATATTAACAAGTTAATACTTATTGCCCAATCAGGTATATAAGGACTATTTTCTATTAATATTGACTCAGCTAAAGCTGCTTGTATCTTGTGCGGTTCTAACAATCCTGCATCAGAGGGTGTAGCAATTTGCGGCATAACTCCATTAGCAGTAACACCTATAAAAACAAACTTACCATTTACATTCATTTCTTGTAAGTCTGTTTGTGGCGTATCAACCCAACTAATCCACTTACGACCAAGACTATCTGTTTTAACTGGTGGTATTCCTCTTATTGATATTTCTGATATACCATTATCATTAGTTTTTATAATATAAGTTTTTACATTAAATAAAGCTTTGTATATTTGTGTGCCAAAACTAGGTATCCATTCGTCATTAGGCGTTTTAACTAATAAAGGTATTCTTCTTACTAATTGGTCAACATCAACGGGAGCAACGGCTAAACCTTCTAGTGAATTGGAGGATAGTAACGGCAGGTTTTCCTTTACTCCCGTAGAAATTATACCACCATTATTTTCTCCAAGTATAACTGTTCCAGTTGGTTTAGGGTAATTACCTTTACCATCTTCAAACATAGCTATAACAGATGGTGCATAACCTAAAGACCTTGCAAAACTTTCATCACCTCCCATTCTATCTGCTTGTGGAAAAGATATAACCCAACCTACACCTAAAGCACCTTTGCTTATAATATCTAGTTGTATTTCAGCTAATCTTTGTCTAGGTAATGGATAGCCACCTTCTCGTTCTACATCTTCTTCTGTAATATTAAGTATTACAAAATTACCTGATGGCTCTGGAGTTTTTATTAAAGTATCAAATGTTTTTAATTTAATTATTTCAGTAGGTGTGCTTTGAAATAATAAAGGTAAACTAAGTAATATAAGTATAGGTAATATTAGTTTCTTCATTTAATCACTCTGTCTTATAGTTATTACAGAATCTCCACCACCATTAATTTTTACAATATTAGATATACCATCTTGTATAAAAATAACTGTATATGAACTACTTGTATTAATATTTAATTTTACACTTTCACTTACACTTCTTTGTAATGTAATTACATCTCCTTGTATTAAAGTTGTAATTTGTGTATCAGGGTCTTTACCTAACAAAGTTCCAACAATTTGTGTTGATGTTGCTTCAGCTAATTGGTCTTCTTCTTCTTGTATATCTAATTCATCAAGAACATTTAATAAATCTTCTAAAAAATTAACATCAAGATAATTAATATCTAATTCTGTAAACTCTAAACTATCATCTTTAAGATAATCTTCTGCAAGGTAATCTATATCTAAATCATTAAAATCTAATACACTATCTGTTTGTGAAGTTGTACTTTCTTCTTCTATTACATTTTCTTCTTTAGGTGGTGTAACAATTAACATATTGTCAATAATATCTAAAGATAAATCTAATATAACAGGTTTAGTTGGAGCAGACTCAAATACACTAACTGTAGTTGCTTGATAGGGTTTGTTTAATATTACTGTTCCCATAGCTGTAACTACTTCTATTTCGCCACTAGAAAGTCCTAAAGCATCAGGTAGCAAAATTATAAGGCTACGCCCTAGTTCATCAACTGTAGCCGTAAAATCAGTTCCTCGTATAGCTATATTTGCAGTTGGTGTTTTTAATTCTATGTTTTGTTTATCTATACGATTAAGATTACCCGTAATAAACCTAGCTGTACCAAGCCCAAAAGTAAGAGCCATTTTTGCTTTACTTGGGTCTGGGTCATAAATATATTCATCAATTACTAATTGTGAATGTTCTGTAAGTTTTACAGTAGAGTCATCAAGAAATGTAATAGCCATTCTACCATTAGTAGTTATAGCTTCATCATTACTTTGTATTGCAAACTGTAAATTAGCTTCGTAAGGTTTGTCTCTTACTATTTGTGCTGAACCATTTAGTTCAGATATATCTCCAATATCAACAGCTTGTGCTTGTACCTTGGTCGTTTTGAACAACGCACACAGTACCACTATTGCCAATAGATGTAATTTTAAGCCAATCTGCAACCAATGTTGAACTTTGTGTAACATTAAATGTTCTGCTATTTCCTGTTTGGTCAAGATAGAAATATCCACCTGCATATCCACTTCCTGTAAAGTTTACTGT